TATCACGCCCGGGGAGAACGTGGTGCTGGGATCCGACTACGAGTTGATGCTGCTCTGAACTGATGGGACTACTGAGCTTTTTTGACCGATTTCGGGCGTCCAGCGATGACCGCTCAGCTTGGGGCGATTTTTGGTTTTCACCCGTTACAACACGCAGCGTTTCCAGCATGCGGGTCTCGGCCGATTCGGCCATGCGCCTGGCAGCTGTCTACGCCTGCGTGCGGATCCTCTCGGAAACGATGGCATCGCTTCCCTTGGTTCTTTATCGCCAGCGCAAGGACGGTGGTAAGGACCGGGTGACCGACCACTGGCTGTACCAGGTACTGGCCAAACGCCCCAACCGCTACCAGAACCCGTTCGAGTGGCGAGAAATGCTCCAAGGGCACCTGGCCCTTCGTGGCAACGCCTTCTGCCAGATCATCACCGATGGCCGTGGCGAAATCACCCAACTTGTTCCCATTCACCCCGATCGGGTGCGGATGGAACTGCTCGATAGCGGGGAATACCGCTACCGGGTGCGCAACCAGGGTGGGCAGGAAATGCTGCTGCCCCGGGGACAGATCTGGCACCTGCGGGGCCTCTCGTCAGATGGGCTCTTTGGCCTGAGCCCCATCGAATTGGCTCGGGAAAGCCTGGGGATGGCGTTGGCTGCCCAGGACTATGGCGCTCGGTTCTTTAACAACGACGCCAAGCCCACAGGCGGGTGGATTGAGTTTCCCGGGACCTTCAGGGACCAGGAGGCCAAGCGGGTGTTCCGCGAGTCCTACCAGGCGGCCCAGTCAGGAGCCAACCGGGGCAAGGTACTAGTTCTTGAAAACGGCATGAAGTTCCATGAGGTGGGCGTCACGAACAAGGATGCTCAGTTCCTGGAATTGCGCAAGTTCCAGATCACGGACATCGCGCGCCTCTTTCGAGTGCCGCCGCACATGATCGCGGACCTGGACAGGGCAACGTTTTCCAACATCGAGCAGCAGAGTCTGGAGTTCGTCATGCACACCATGACGCCCTGGGCCGAGCGCTGGGAGGCCTCGATCGAAGCGGACCTGATGCTCGATGGCGATGAGCTGGAAGTCGAGTTCGACTTTGCCAATCTCATGCGCGGTGATGCGGCCAGTCGCTCGGCGTATTACCAAAGCGGTATCCAAAACGGCTGGCTCACCCGCAATGAGGCGCGAGTCGCTGAGAACCTCAACCCGATCGACGGATTGGACCAGCCGCTTCGGCCGCTGAACATGGTCCAAGAGGAAGACGCCCAAGAAGTAGACAAAGCCGATGAGGCTCAGGAGGGTGAGCCTGCCGAGCTGCTGGGAGGCGAGGGCGATGACGACCAAAGTGACGGTGTCCAAGCACCTCCCGAACCCTTGCGCCAGCGCCTCAGGCGTCTGGTCGAGGCCAACGCCGGGCGCCTGGCCCGGCGAATCAGCAAAAAGGCAGGCTCCGGCGCTTTGGCGCTTTCCCTTGCACCGACGGATCTGGAACTAATTGCCTCGGCTCTGGGCCGCGATCTGGCAGCGGTTCAGGCCTGGGCCTGCGACCTGCCGATACCCCTAAACGAAGCTGCCCTGGTGGCAGCACTCATCGACCTTGGAACCCACGAATGAACAAGCAGCTGCTCCTAAGCGAATTTTTGACCACGCCTTGGGCCCTGATGCCCGAGCGCCTGCAGGCCATTGCCGGGGTACTCTCCCGCTGGCAGGCGGGCGATCTACCCTCTGAAGAAACCCTGCTCAAGGTCAATGCCGACCGGCTGATCCGGGAGAGCCGCAAGCAGTTCGCCTCGGCCAATGCCGGGGCAGGCATTGCCGTTCTTCCCATGTACGGTGTCGTGACCCAGCGAGGCAACATGGTCGATGACATCTCAGGCCCGGGCAGCACCAGCACCCAGCAGTTCGCCGCCGCCCTGCGCCAGGTGCTCGCCGACGAAACCGTAGGCCAAATCCTCATCGACATCGACAGCCCTGGTGGCAGCGTTTACGGGGTGGCTGAACTGGCCGCTGAAATCACCCGGGCCCGCACCCAAAAGCCGGTGATTGCTGTGGCCAACAGCCTGGCGGCATCGGCCGCTTATTGGATCGGATGCGCGGCCAGCGAGCTCTACGTCACCCCGGGCGGGGAGGTGGGCTCGATTGGCGTCTGGCAGGCCCACTTCGACTACTCCAAGGCGCTGGAAGAGGACGGGGTCAAACCCACCCTCATTTCAGCGGGTAAGTACAAGGTTGAGGGTAACCCTTATGTGCCGTTGGACGCCGAGGCCCAGGCCTTCATGCAGTCCCGCGTCGACGACTACTACGGCGCCTTCGTCAAAGCTGTGGCCAAGGGCCGTAGCGTGTCGGTCGCTGAAGTACGAGACGGCATGGGCCAGGGCCGTGTCCTTGGCGCAGATGCTGCGCTTGCCCAGAAGATGGTGGACGGCATCGCCACCTTCGACGAAGTCCTGACTCAGATGCAAAAGAAAGCCCGTGCGTCTCAAGTCAAGGGCGCCACCCGCCTGGCACAGGCGCGCGCATCCCTCGTCCTGGTCTAACCCACGCCATCCGCCGCACTCCATAGAGGGCGGCAGAAACCGCGACCAGTTGGTCGCACCTCCCATGCGGCCCGTAGGTCGCATCCAACCCAAGCAACCGCCTCGAGTCTTTGACCAGGCGGTTTTTCATTTCTGGAGAGAACCTATGAGTAAGCAACTGCGCGAGCTTCAAGCTCGCAAGGCCGCCCTGGTCAAGGACGCCCGCAATCTGACCGAGATCGCTGCCGCTGAAGAGCGCGATATGAACGAGCAAGAAGTCGTTGCCTTCGAGGCCCTCAAAGCCAAGATCGAGGCAACTTCGGCCGCCATTGACCGTGAGGCCGCCCTGATCGCGGAAGAGGCCCAGATGGCGCACCTTCCTTCACATGTCCCGAACCTGGGCGCTGGTGCCAGCGGCAACCCCGTCATTTCCGTCTCCGACAACCTCGAAGCTGACCCCAAGCACGGGTTCAAGTCCGTGGGTGAGTTCCTCAAGACCGTCTGCCAGGCCCACAAGCCTGGGGCGAGTATTGATGAGCGGCTCATTGTGGGCTCGGGCCGCAACGCAGCCGCGCCCACCACCTTCGGCAGCGAAGGCTCGGCCCAAGACGGTGGCTTTCTGGTGCCGCCCCAGTTCGCACAGGAGATTTTTCAACTCTCCCTCGGCGAGGACTCCCTGCTGCCGCTGACCGACAACGTAGAGATCACCGGCAACACCATGGCGTTCCCCAAGGACGAGACTACGCCCTGGGGCAGTAACGGAATCCGCGCCTTCTGGCAGGGTGAGGCCACCCCGGCGGCGGGCACCAAGCCCGTCCTGGGACTGGCCACGCTACGCCTGAAAAAGCTCATGGCGTTGGTGCCGGTAACCGACGAGCTGCTGGATGACACCAATGCTCTGTCGACCTACCTGCCCGACAAGATCGCCAACTCCATTCGTTGGAAGACGAACGAGTCCATTCTGTTCGGCTCGGGCACAGGCGTTCCGGCCGGCTGCATGACCGCAACCACCACAGTGACGGTGGCCAAGGAGTCGGGGCAAGCCACTCAGACTCTTTTGGCCCAAAACCTCGCCAAGATGATCTCGCGCCTGCCTCCTGGCTCCTTTGCCAAGGCGGTGTGGATCGTCAACAACGACGTGCTGCCGGCGCTCTTCACCCTGACCCTGGGCAATTACCCGATCTACCTGCCCACGGGGCTGGGCGTAGGCGGCATCCAGGTTTCGCCCTACGGCACCTTGCTGGGCCGACCTGTCTTCGTCTCGCAGCATGCCAACTCCTTCTCGGGACAAGGTGACGTGCTGCTGGCTGACCTGTCGTACTACCAGACCATCACCAAGGCGGGCGGTATGCAGACGGCGACGTCCATGCACCTGTACTTCGATGCGGACCTCACGGCCTTCCGTACCACTTTCCGCATGGACGGCCAATCCAAGATCGCAGCGCCTATCACTCCTGCGAAGGGGAGTTCCAGTCTGTCGCCCTTCGTTCAACTGGGCGCGCGCTGATCGTCTTAACTCTTAAGGAGAACACTCATGTTTCCCAATGCAAAGGGCAGTGAACTGCTCGCCATCCTGGCTACGCTCGATCCCTCCAGCCAAGCAACTGGAACTGCCACTACAGGCTGGATCTCAGTGGCCAACCACCACGGCCTGCTGGCCATTGTCCAGACCGGCGTGCTAGGCACAGGCGCTACGGTCGATGCCAAGCTCCAGCAGGCCCAAGATGCATCGGGCACCGGCGCCAAGGACATCGCTGGCAAGGCGATCACTCAGATCGTTAAGGCCACAGGTGACAACAAGCAGGCGCTCATCAACGTCAAGCCCGAGGATCTTGATACGGTCAGTGGCTTTGGCTTTGTACGCCTGTCCGTCACGGTAGGGGTGGCAGCAAGCCAGACCGCCGCGCAGGTGTTGGGCATCAACGCCCGTGAATTGCCAGCAAGCACCGCTAACCAAGCTGCTGTCGTCCAGATCGTCTGATGCCGCTGCAACTCGTCACCCCACCCGCGGAAGAGCCCGTCTCCCTTGCCGAGGCAAAGCAACACCTGCGGGTGGATAGTGGCGATGATGATCTGCTGATCGGCTCGCTCATCAGCGCGGCCCGCCAGGCAGCCGAGACAAAGACCGGCAGGCAGTTGATCACTGCGCGCTGGAAGCTGGTGCTCGATGCCTTTCCTGGGCCATCGCTGATGCAATCTGCCACCGGTGCATCATTTAGCCTGCCGGGTCACGCGATCCTGCTCGCCAAATGCCCGGTTCAGTCGGCGGTGAGCATCGAGTATCTGGACATGAATGGCACCACTCAGGTGATGCCGGCCAGTGACTATGTGCTCGATGCGGCCTGCGAACCGGCACGCCTGACACCAGCCTTCGGTAAGACTTGGCCGTCTACCTTGCCTCAGATGGGTGCGGTTTCAGTCACCTTTGATGCGGGCTACGGCACTGCCAGCGCAGTGCCCGAGGGTCTCAAGAGTTGGATCAAGCTACGCGTGGGCAGTCTCTACGGGCATCGGGAAGAAATGTCCGTGCTCTCACGCGGTCGCATTGATCCGTTGCCCTTTGTGGATGGCCTGCTCGACGGCTTCAAGGTGAGCCTTGTATGAGTGTCATCAGCGCCGGGCAACTGAACCACCGCGTGCTCATCCAGCAGCCGACGACAGTCAAGGATGCCCTTGGAGCTCCCACCCAAGTCTGGGCTGACGTCGCTGCGATGTGGGCCGATATTGCCCCAATCTCGGGACGCGAGGCGCGCATTGCAGATCGGATTGCATCCGAGGTGAGTCACCAGATCACGGTGCGCTATCAGCCCCTCTTTTCCGACCCCAGATCGGTTTCCCAAATGCGGGTGCTGTTCAAGGGACGCGTGTTTGCCATTCATGGTGCGCTCAACGAGGACGAGGCCAATGTCGCGGTGATCCTGCTGGCCAGCGAGGGGGTGCGTGATGGCTAGAGTCGAGACGGTGCGCATTGAGGGTCTGGCTCAGTTGGATCGGGCGCTTCGTGAGTTGCCTCAGCGCTTGGCCAATCGAGGCCTGCGGGCATCGGTTTATGCCGGTGCCAAGGTCATCCGCGATGAGGCCCGCGCTCGGGCGCCCAAGGCTGCGCAGTCGCTTGGCCCCAAGCAGCCTCCACCTGGAACGCTCAAACGCTCGGTGATCATGAAACACGTCCGGGAGCTCTCCGGTGGCGGGCGGCAGACGTTTTACGTGCTGGTCCGGCATGGCAAGAAGTACCGCAATCAAGGCAAGCGGGGCAATTTGTCTCAAGACGCCTGGTACTGGCGCTTCCTGGAGTTCGGGACACGGAAGATGAGTGCTCGACCGTTCTTGCGTCCTGCGCTGGAGTCGCGCAGGCGCGAGGCAGTCAATGCCATCAAGGACCGTCTTGCCCAGCGCATTGAAATCGAAACCAAGGACCTGAATCGAGGTTAGCGATGCAGGACTTTTATGACGCTATCAAGCATCTGGCAGGCGGACAGGTGTACGCGATCGTGGCTCCCCAGGACGCCCAGTACCCAACGCTGGTCTACACCCCAGTTGACAGCGCCAGTGTCGTCTCGCTCGACGGACCCAATTCGCTCAGGCGTTCCAGGGTGCAGGTCGACGCCTATGCCCGCACGCTTGCGCAATGCGACCAATTGCAAGACCAGGTACTCGCAGCACTGCTCGCGGACATCCATACGGTGGCCGATGTGCGCATAGGCCTGACTGATTTTGATGAAGAAGCCCGGATCTACCGAGTGTCCGTGGACTTCACCTACTACCGCTGACCTGCTGCAAGGCGGGACTTTTGTTTCTTCACATGGAGGCTCTCTATGCCTAGTACTGCCATCACCGCGCAGGGCATCACCATTGCCCGTTTCGGTACCACCACCTTTGAGACCATCCCCAACGTCGTGTCCTTTCAGGGACCCGGAGGCCAGGCGTCGGTCATCGATGTCACCAACCTCGCTTCAACCTCAAAGGAGAAGCGGGTCGGCCTTCGTGATGAGGGCCAACTGTCCCTGAGCATTCACTTCAACCCAGACGATACGGTGCACCAGGGCTTGCGCACCGATCGAGCGAATAGAACCCGACGTCAATTCAAGATCACCTTCACCGACACGACGCCTGCTGCAACCTGGACCTTCTATGGCTATGTGACGCAGTTCAGCGTGCAGGGCGGCGTGGACGCCGTGGTCGAGGCAAGCGTAACCATTGAAATCGACGGCGATATCACCGAGGCATGAAGCACATGAACATTCTTTCCAAAGACGCCATCTTGGCTGCCGATGATCTTCCGCGGGAGACGGTCATTATTCCTGAGTGGGGGGGCGAAGTCCTGGTGCGGACCATGAGTGGTACGGATCGGGATGCCTTTGAGGCGAGCCTTCTTGAAAAGGATGGTCGCATGGAGAACGTCCGCGCTCGGTTGGTGGCTTTGACCCTATGCGATTCCCAGGGCGATCGTCTGTTTGACGATAGCGAGATCGCGGCGCTGGGGCGCAAGAGTGCTCGCGCGCTAGATCGCGTCTTCTCCGTGGCCCAGCGCCTGAACGGCATCGGCGTCGATCAGGTAGACGCTGCAAAAAAGGGCTAAAGGCCAACCCCTTTCGACGCTCTGTCTTTCGGCTGGCACTTGCCCTGGGCATGCCAGTTCGTGAGTTGCTGGCGCGTGTGGGGTCGGATGAACTGACCGAGTGGATGGCCTTTTACCAACTAGAACCCTTTGGCGAGATGCGAGCTGATCTGAGAAGCGGCGTGGTCGCTGCGACCTTTGCCAATGCCCATCGAACCAAGGACGCCAGGGCATTCACACCTGAAGACTTCATGCCCTACATCGAGCGCACAACGCCCAAAGACGATACACGCCTCAATGTCGCCCGCTTCAAGGCCATGTTCTCTCATAAGGTGAAAAAGCATG